ACACCCGCAACCGTTCTACGGTTCTGAATTTTAGGTACAAAGTAGAATAATTTACCGATTGGTAAGTTCATCGCTTGTACTGATACTATATCATTAGCTAATAATTTAGAAAATACTCTTCTAATGATAGGAAAGACTACTGTTTCAAATGAACCTGAGTTATCTGAAGCAGATGCTTCGTTTATTAAGTGAGATGCTTGGTTTTCATATAATTGTGCCATGTTCTCTTTTACGTGACCTTTAAGACCCTCTAAGAATCCTAATTTGTCCCATTTGTTGATTGTGTCTTCTTTGATAACTTTAAGGTGTTTTAACCCAATATTACCAACAAGACCCGATTCTAATAATGCTCCCATTGTTTTTTGTTTTTTAATTGTTTTAGTTTTAAAGCTTTCTCATTAAATCCTTCATTCTCATGAACTGAGGATTTTCGTAAGTTTTACTTTCTATAAGATTTGTAGCAGAACCTCTAGATGGTGATTTCTGTACTTTAGATGTAACTGATTCAGCCACAACTGAAGAACTTCCTTTCGAGTCTAAGTCTTCCTTTACGTTCTTATAAAGACTTTTTGATTCTTTGATTGTTTCAGCAGAATCGAATCGTCTTAAAATGTTTATTTTTTCTTGTTTTGTAGTCGAATGCTCAGTAAACAGTCGAGTTGCATATGCTAGATTTGAGTTGAAAACAGCAACTTCATTAAGTTTTTCTTTAAAGATGTTAAGTGCCTTACGGTACTCTTCATTCTTCTCCCTTAATTGTTTTACTTCTTTCTCAAGTGCAGATTCGTTATACCTTGCTTTGTTAGGTATAATTGATGGTCTTGATAAACCTTTCGATTTGTCAGATGAACGTTTTTGTCCTCTTGCGTGACTTCTACCTTCTTTAGCTTCTTCATAATCCTTGTGAGATTTTGAATCGTCTCCTTTTTTACCACCATACTCTTCGTAATTTTCCTCTTTGTGATGTTCTTCAGAATCATAGTGTGCGTCTTTTTTCAACTTCTCAATTTGTGAGTAGTCGTCCTCAGCCGAGTCACCATAATAGTTTCCGTCATCTTCTCCGATTTCAATTTCATAAACTACCTCGTCTCCTTCGTTAGATTCTTCGTAATCTTTGTGTGATTTTGAATCGTCTCCCTTCTTACCTCCGTATCCTTCATTTGATTCTTCATAATCCTTGTGGGATTTTGAATCGTCGCCTTTCTTACCTCCGTATTCTTCGTTAGATTCTTCGTAATCTTTGTGTGATTTTGAATCGTCACCCTTCTTACCTCCGAATTCTTCGTTAGATTCTTCGTAGTCTTTATGAGATTTAGAGTCGTCTCCTTTCTTACCTCCGAATTCCTCCATTTGAATTTGATATTCAACATCAGCCTCATCATCTTTAAGTGTGATTTCGTCACCGTCTTGTGTTACAACGATTCCGTCTTCTTCACCCATAGCTTTAAAGACCTTAAGGATTTCTTCGTCAGATGCACCTGTAAGGTCGAGTGGTAAAAGAATTTCTTCTTCATCATCCACTTCTAACTCATCACCTGGTAAATCCATCATAAGCATTTCATCAGAATCAATTTCCATATCATCTTCATCCTCATCGGATTCGTCTTCAATTTCCATATCATCATCTAGTCCCATGTCGTCTTCAATGTCAAGTTCGTCTTGTTCTTTTGTTTCGTGTTTTACACCTTTTTCAATTCCTTGACCTTCCATTGCTTCAACAGACACTTCGTCTTCAATCTCATCTTCACTTAGAGATTCTTTTACTAATTCACTGATTTCTTCCTTCATAGTAGAAGCAAGTATTCCTTTTGCATTCTCCGTAACGGCTTCTTTCAAATTTTCCATTTGTAATAGCGCTTCTTCAACTAAGTTTTGTTTTTTTTGTTTCATTATAGTTTTTTTTGCAAAATGTTTATTTATAGTTTCTATTATAAATATACGGAAATTGAAAAAAAAACCTTTTACTAAACAATAGGCAAAAAAAAATCGGGTATTAGCCCGATTTATAAATTATAGTATGTGTATCGACATTACTCGATTACTTCATCAATTTTACTTTCAACACATGCGGATATTCTCCAATCATGAGTAAAACCTTCAAATGCTTTAGTAACTTTCGCTTCAACATCTGTAACGTTAAAACCTTTTACTAATTTTTCTTCTCTGATTTTTTTGATTTTACCTGAGTGTTCGTCTGGCAAATCATACTGAATTTTTGCAACAAAATACTTTTCTTCCATTTTACTTTTTTTTTAGTTATTAATTAATATCCTAAATAATCGGTTAATTTTCTCATTAAGTCAAGTGATTTATCTAAACCTTTTTCAGGTTCACCACTTGAACTTCTTTGTTTAGTTTCTTCTTCAATATTCTCATCGTACTTCATTCTATCATCTTGATTAAGGAATAAGTAAGCTCCAGGTGTTGATGGTGAGGATACTAAATCAAAACAAATTAATTCAAAATCTTCCTGTACTTCATTCCTATCACCTTTTTTAACTAATGAACCTACACCACGAGAAGATACTCCCATAGTGACTCCTTGTCTCATAAGGTTCGCCGCTTGGTCACCTGGACATGATACCACACCTGTTTTATGAAATCCTGGCGACGTTAATAGTTTAATTTTACCCATTAATACATTACCTTCCCACCACATATCAGTTATTAAGTGTGATACTCGGTCTAAATCGATAAGTGATGATTCAGGGTGATTAAGTTCTGATATTGATAATCCTTTCTTTATCGCTTCTTGGTATTTTTCACCTTCTCGTCTTAATATCTTTTCAGGGTATACTCTACCATTTCTATTTGGTGTATCATATTTTTGTAATACTGCGTAAAATTCGAAAGGTTTAGAATGGTCTAATTGACCATAAGATTCTTTTATAATGTCGGCGTTACGTTTATCGTTTGGATTAATAAATCCAGCGTCCCACTCAATTAAAATCCCTTTACCCGTATCATTTGGTCCTAATATTTTCATATCTTTTTATTTTATAAATATGCTACGTTTATCATTATGTCACGAGATAAACGTCCCATTCACTTGTTTTAATTGGTGTTACCCTTAATAATTGATTTATTTTATCACTTACGAAAATCTTATATTCGTTTGTTAAAACAGAATCATCTCCATCTCCTGAGAAAAAAACATAGTTATTTGCAAACTCAGTAACGTCTTGTCCGTTATACATTACTTTACCAATATTAACCTTAACACCTATGTCCTCCTCTTCAACACTACCTTCTAACATAACACTTTCCGGCTCAATAAAAGAATCCTTATACCCAAATTCATATATAAATTTTTTAGGGTCAATCATATTATTAAGATTATCTACAACTGTATTAGCCTCAAATAATCTTAATAATTGACTTTCTTTAACAATGACTTTCATTTAGTTGTTTTAACTATAAATAGATTAAACGGACTGTTTTTTAGTTTTATGTAGTATAAAATATTTTGATTTCATTAATGGATAACCATATAATGTATTAACTATTTGTTTTATCCTATCTCTAAGTATTAATGATTTAAAGTCAATTTGTTCTTTTACAAACAAAGTTACCTCTAAATTCATAAAACTTCTTTTACCTAATTGTATACCACTACTTCTTAAATCTAAATCTACAATATTGTGTTTTTCAAATATTAATGGGTCCACCGATTCTAATAAGTGATGTTTAATATCCCTCTCTAACATACCTGTGGTCCTAACCCAACTATTAGCTTCCATCGTTGGTTCTACCCAACTTTGTATAAGAATATAAACTGATTTTAATTTTTTTGCATCTACCGTACCATAACTACATTTTGCGTTTTCGTATCCCGTAAGTTGGGATGTTTTTCCTTTTTTCATATAAATTCATAATATCTAACGTTTATTTGTTCTATAAAAATATAACCATAAAAAGTACGATTGTCAAAATATTGATAAGTTGATTATATTTATTATAATAAGTAATATATGTTAATAATAGAAATAGGAAAAAAAGAAAATATCGAAAGAGCCTTAAAAAGGTACAAAAATAAAGTTTATAAGACTAAGCAGTTGAATAAGATTCGTGAGGAAAAAGAATTTACCAAAAAGTCAACAAAGAGACGAAAACAAAAACAAAAAGCCATTTATATCCAAAAAATAAAGGATTCAGAAATCTGAACCCTTTTTTTATTTTTATATATTAGATTAGTTTATAATCCGTGTTCTAATTGTTTTAATTTATAAAGTGAAGTTAAAGATATTTCAGACTCATTAATTCTATTAATGGTTTCATTAACTCGATTATTTAAATCCTCATCGTTAGATTCATTAACTTTTTCAGTTAACTTTTTTAATACAACACCTTTAGATAAAGTTATTTCTTCAGTTAATTCAGTTT